TCCACTCCCTTGCTGTTGAGTCTTTTTCATACCAACCTGCAGATGCTAGTGATCCATTTAGATACAACTGTGTTCCTGTAATTCCGCTACCACCATTGCCAGTTATCCAATTTACATCAATACCTGTCCACATATAATCATTTATAAATGTAGTAGTACATGCAGCAGCTGCAGTGTTTGATACCTCTGATAGTGTAATAGGTTCTGTAGTTACAGATGTAGATGGTTCTGACTTCCATTGTAATGTAGGTTCTCCTAAATTAATAATATGTACCATTTTAGAATGTTCATATGAACCATTCTGTTGTCTCGACGCAGGTTGATTAAAGTTAATTGAAGAATCCGACGTTACAATATTAATTGTTTCTATATCGTATGCTCCACTTGATGAAATATAATTTGCTCGAACTTGTAAACTAGCTCCACCAATTAGTATCTGTGAGTTGTCCCCTCCATTAATTATAGCAGGTTGCCCTGTTGTTTCGTTGATATTATTTCCATTGTTACTATCAATATTAAAAGTAAAAGAATTTAAATTAGGAACATCGTGTGATGTAATACCCTGTTCCCATACTTGCCCGTTACATAAGTACCATCCTTCGAATGGAGTGTCTACTCTACCTCTACCTTGGTTATTTAATAATAATCCGTTTGGTTCAGTTTCTGGGTTTCCATTTAAATTAAAATTAGCATTATTGAAATGCTCTTCTTGTATTGACATAATAGATCCAATAGGTAATGCACCAAAAACTTCGTATTTACTTTTCCAAATTACAGTCCCATCAGTATCTGTTGACACTATAACTTTATTAGGTCCTTCATTAGTAACCAGTCTTAAACTGCTATATGTTTCAACAGGTCGATTAAAATCTGTTTTAATACCTGATGTAACTAAATCACTTGTAAAAGATAATCCAGTAGGGATTTGATCAAATGAATTTTCTTTACCTATAAATATTCTGTTAATTGAGTGTATAGTACCTCCTATATTTTGTACAATATGAAAGTCTGATGCTCCTAAAAAATCTCCAACAGTCAACTCATTACCGGCAAGGGAATGTGGGGCTGTTGTTGCACCTCCTCCTTCATAATCTAATGCAAAGTTAGGTCTATTGATTTCTCCATAAAAAACAGCAGCAGTTGAGTTAGGCCCATCAAATGGTAATGAAGTATAATAATCACTATTACTTTGATTTTTTTTACCTGTTATAAGACCTACTGCTGAAAATTCAATACCTTGCATTCTAGTAGGTAATAACGTTATACCATCAGACGTGCTGTTAATTTTCCATATTGAATTAGCAGGAGTTCCTTCTAACCCCTGTTCCCCTCGCGGTCCTTGTACTCCTTCATATCCTTGAGTTCCTTGTAATCCTGTTAAACCAGGAGTACCTTGGTGACCTGTTGGTCCGGGCATTCCTCCTTTTTGTAGTTGGCCAAAGTTAAAATTGAGTTTATCTACTTTATCCTTTGCCCACCAATTCAAACTGTTAGGATCTAAATCACTCTTAAATATTTCTTTAATATTTATTGACATGTTGGTTATGCTTGTATTTTAATATGCAGTTTTAAATGATATTTAAAACCTGGTTTTTTATTATATATTAATCTAAAACTTAAACCATCATTTTGATAACCTTGGATATCAAAATTAGTTTGTTTAGTAAATCTACCGTCTGTTAATTCTTCTGGTGAATTTACCGATTTAAATTCAGTTGTTATGTTCTTACCCGCGATTCCATATATTTCGGTGTTTTCTATAATAAACCTTGAAACAATGTTAGAATAGACATATTTTTCTAGATCATCTAGGATAGTTGATTTATCTCCGAATGAATTTTCAGCAGTTAAATACTTGCTAAACTTAGACTGTATTCCATCTTCTAATAATTCATTGTATATTGTCTTAGGTAAATAAAAATCTGCAATTATTTCAGAATCGTTTTCGATCCAGTGAATCGCTGTTTTATTTAATTTGTTAAATCTAATATAATCTAAAGAATCTAAAGACGTTTCATTTGTTTGTGAAAAGCTAGTTAAATCATATTGATCTCTAACCTTCATGACGGTCGATGCCATAAAGGATTTTAATTCAACAGGACTCAATGTTCCATACACATTCTCACCAACCGATCCTGGGATAGATTTTACAAAATAATCACTAGAATATTTAGATTTAAAAATATTAAAATCTTTTTTATCTATTGCAATCTCTCCAATTGCAGGGTATAACGGTAACTTGTCTGATGTTTCAGACAGTTTTAATAAGTTTTTAGAATCTTCATCATTTACCTTGTGATAGTGATAATTACTAATATAGCCATAAGATTCGTTTACATTCTTATAAGATGCAAAGGCAATTCCTAGATTTTTAAATTTATTATAAATTAATCTTTCTCTCCATCTATCTTCTATTTCAGATGTGTATAATCCAATAGTTTGTTGGGTTAATGTCGCTTCAGCGTCCGATTGACTTCCTGGATGGTCTATTGGGTAAGGTATAATAATACCTACTAGATCCCCACCTATTCCAGCGTTAGCAAAATTTCCAGAGCCACTACCAGATCCAGATCCAGATCCTGTACTTTGTAATAATCCTTCAACTGTATTTAAATCTGGTATTAAAGTAGATTGTATTGTGTAGATGTCTGTAAAATCTACAACATCTTTAAAAAGTGGATTGTATTCACCGTTAAATCTACGTAAAAGTGTAAAATATCCACCATCTTCTCTCTCTTTTAATATTTTACCAATCTCCTCAGAACTTAATTGATAAGATCTTGGTCTGTCTCCATCGGGTGACGTGTCTAACACGGATGGCTTAACAATATCTACTCCATCTTGAATTTCTAAAACAAAGTCGTTAATAAATTCATCATCCGGAAATTCAGAACTAACTCTAGTGTATACGACATCTCCAAACTCGTTAAATCTTTTTGCAAAATTATAAGAAACTACTTCTTCTAGTAGATTCTTCCAACCAGCAGAACCTGTTTTCCAATATTTAAAAGTAGTGGATGAAGATGGTATGTAATGCAATAGTTGACTGTCTAAAGGAGACCCACCAAAATAAGGTCCTGCCTCAATGGTAAATGGAATAGGTAAACCTGAAACAACTATTTGCTCATCGTTAATTATTGAAACAACTTGCATACATGCATATAAAGAACCTCCAGTATTTGGGTCTGTGTCGTATTGAAAATATATCCATGAATATTTTCCTTCATCATTTAAAGTTATTTCTTTAGTAAATGCAGATTGTCCACCACTAATCGATAATTGACTGGCATATACTATAGTTTCAACACCAGAATCTTGCGGCCACGCAGAGCTACTTAAATCTATTTCAAAAGATAGATCAGTATCAATAATTGTTATGACAGGATCTCCATTATAATCTGTTATCAAATTACCATCAACATCGTATGTGAAGTTTTCAATATCTTGTAATTCATATACAGAAGCTCTAGATAAATAATTAACAACGTTTGGTTGCACTGCAATATCAATAAATACACAAATAAATTTAAAAGTGTCGTTTTTAATATCATGATACTTTACGCCGTTAGGCTCTCCTTCTGGTGCTTCTGTATAACTTAAAGTTACTCCAAACTTGTAAGAATTTACATCAGTTGATGTTTCAAACGCTGTAGGTGCATCTTTAAAAGACTCTTTTCTTTTCTTGTAAATATATCGTAATCCTCTAAATAATGTGCTAGATTCTAACTCTGACGTGCCTCCGTTAAATTTAGAATATAGATTTCTAGATTTGTCGTCGATCCACATTCCATCATTTTGATTAACCGCTCCGTTCCATCTAAAATAAAGACTAAAATAATCTACATCAGTAGATTTAAGTTGGTTAATACTTATTCCGTCAGTTGTTGTAAAACTAGTATATGAGGATAGTCCCTTAATTGTGTTGTTATCGTGGAAGTTGTCAGGTATTTTATTAAAATGGAAATGTTCCATGTTTAAATTGTCGTAATTTCTACCCGATTCTAATTTAATTTCTGGGGAAATATTATTAGTACCAAACGCCTCATTCACGTTTAAAATATAAGGTAGGTTTCTTGCGTTAGTACCATTCTTTAAAGCGTATTTCATAATAGTAGGTACTATCCTACTTTTTAATGCGGTTTCTTTTAATGTATTTTCATTAAGTCTATCATATTCTGAATTAATATCTGTTGAAACTGAATCATCATTAGATGTTTCCTGGTATAAAACAGAAGATATTCCTGTAAATTTTTCTAGTGGGCTGTAATTGGTTCCAAATGATTCATAAGCCAATTCTCCTAATTCAGAATTTTTAGTTGAATAAAAATCAAAATCAAAATCTTTTAATTGATACGCACTAAATTTACCAAAAGTAGGTGTAAACTTATTGTATAATTGAACTATTCCATCACTAGGTAACTTATATGCTGTATCTAAAATAACTCTATAAGTTTCACTGTTAGCATTGTCTCTAACTATATCTATTATCCTAGAAAATTTAGTTAGCTTTGCATGTTTAACATACTGTCCTATAGCAGCTTCGCCTAATTCATCAGCATTCACTAAAAAACTAGCTCCTATTTTAGAGCCTCCTCGTGCTGTGTGCAAATTCCAGTCAGAAAACTGAGTTCCTGTATAGTTTTGTAATCCAACATAATCTTCCTTTGCTGCTTCTACATTTATGAAATCTGAAATGTTTAAGTCATAAATACCAAAAGACATTCTATTTCTATTATCTCCACTACCATAGTCCTCAATAATAACAGAGGATCCTTCCGCTCTAGTGTTGTAATTAGATATGTCTTTAATCAAACTACTAATAGCGATTGCAATTTGTCTTAAAGTACCTTTACTCGAAAAGTTGTTCCCAGAGAAAGTACCTGCAGGTATTGTATCATCAGCAACTGCCATGAAGCCGTACATTTCGTAGTTTTTTATTTCAATTTCAGTTTTATCACCGATGTAAAATCTATCGTTCGTGATAGGTTTGCTTATGATTTCAAACTTAATAAAAGGCTTATTTGAAACATTTGTTGAAATTGATTGTAATTTATTATTTGATATAGTATAATTTGTATTTTTCAACAAGTTTTTAATATCAATATTAGAAGTAACTGGTATTTTTAAACCATCTACTTCTGTATTATTTTTTATATGTAAGAAAGAGTTATCACCTAGATTGATATAGGAAAGTACAGGAACCTTTAGCTCTGGAGTTTTTGGTAACATATCTTCGTGAGTTATTCCCGCTCCGATCACGTCGTAAACCGTGTGAGTAGTTCCCGGTTCAATACTTACTATATTATCTGAAGAGATAGAATTAATCTTAAAAGAACCTTCTTCGATGTCATCAACATAAAGTCCAAAATATCTATAAATATTATAATTCACAGCAGATGCGTCGTCAAACATAAACTCCATGTTAATTAAGTTAGCTGAAATTACACCATGTCTTTCAAATCCTTTTGTAATCAATTCATTTGCATTAATCTCTAAATTATCTTGCTGAATATAATCATCTGCGATAAAATCTTTTTTAGAAACAAAACCTCCTTTAGTTGAATCAATTCCTCTATACAAAACCGCTCCGCTATCTGAAAAATTAAATTCAATAGCAGATTCAGGCATGCCTTTGTCGTATACATGTGAATGCAAATATTTACCGATTCTGCTTTTTCTAGTTAAATCAAATGTTTTAACAATAGTTGCAGATTCTAATAGCTCTAAAATTCTATCATTTTGTCCAACAACGTCTTCGGTGTATTTATTCTTATAATCGACATCGCTAACTCTATAAACTATAAATTTCTTAGGTATTCTACGATCTAACCAAATTGGTGCAAAGATCTTATATTGTTCGTCATATAGTTTAGTTGAATTAAAACTAGCTCCAAAGTTATACTGATTCTCATATTGATATGAGTAATCTGAATATGGTGTAATGTCTGAGTGTTTTCTTAATGTTTGAAACCTTTCGTTAACAGGCGTTCCTTTAAAGAATCTAGCGACGTCGTTTGCATAAATACCGGTGTCCGATACTTCAAACTTTTGATACTCTACCTTTGAAAGGACTTTATTAGCCTTGAATGCGCTTAAGAATATGTGCTCCGAAGAGTCCACAACCAACTTTAAATTACTTGTTAATTTTGGATTAGTTCTTAATAGTGCGAATGAAGATTCTTCTTCCTTGTTGTTCGTGTTAAAATTTATAGCCATTCCTGATGCCTCTTTTTAGTTAAATTATATATCATAATTTTAAGAGGGACCTGATCGGGTATATCTAAAACTCTTCTCTGATGTTAGGTAATGAAAAATCAACGCTTCTTCCTCTGAATGGTGTGTACTTGCCGCTAGTTGCATAGTTAGTTAACATTGAAGAAGTTATAGAATTTATATTCTTTCCAGTTGCTCTATACTTAGAATACACTTCAATATCAAACTGAAAGTCAGTATTGTTTGAATCTATTATATCTATACCTATTATTTTAGAGTATGTTAAGTTTTGTAGAGAATTACTAATAATTCCTCCAACTCTACCTCTACCAGTATCCCCTGTTCCACTATAATCTGTCATTCTATATTGAAATACCATATCGATGTTTAGTGCGTTAGAGCTACTTCCTTCGATTATCTTCTTTCCTCTTTTATTGTTAGCATCAACAACTAAAGAATCTTTTCCTAGTGGAGATACATATAAAAATGATCCACATGAATGTCCTCCTAATAGATATTGATCATTTGGTTCGAATGAATTTTTACCAGCAGTTCTAGTTCCTAGCACTACGCCACTTCCTGCACCACTGTCTGTTCCACCACTCCCTGCTATTACTTCCACTATAGTATTTGTTAATCTAAATGGAGTTTGTTTTTTACCATATAAATCACTAGCTCTTCTAGGTGCGGTTTTAGGCATTCCAACCAATCCATTACTAGCAATACCTAATACGCTTACATTTTTCGTTAATGGATGATCTTTGTGTAGGAATATTGCGTTATCATATAGAGCTGCAGTTACTGTAGAAACCGATACACTACCTAATGTACCATTAGCACTGTCGTATTCCCCGTTCCATATATAATCGTTAGTACTTTGGCTATCTGACCATGCTGTAAATTCAGCAGCTGCAAAAGATTTAGATTTATCTGTATTATTAGTGTTAACTCCTGATATTTGATATGCTGTGTTTATACCATACTCGAATGTGTCATATCCTGAATTATCAGATACATCAATATCTCCGCCAGATCCATCAGTACTTGTTAAATACAAACTAGTATCATTAGCAATATTCATAAACCTTGAATATAAAAATTGACCTCTTAATTGTGCAGATTGTACTGGGCTATCGTTAAAATATGACTCTGTTGATTCTGTTGCATCTAAGTTTTGATAAACTACAGGTGCTAAATCGTATTTTCCTTCTGTTGTGTAATATGTATTAGAACTTACAACAGGATCTATTGCACCAGATTGTAATCCCCACAATGTACTTGGAGTTGAGGAATATGCAGGTTGTTCAACGTCTCCTAATATTCTTGCGATTAATTCTAGATTAGTAGCCTTCGTATTAGAAAGATTTATTTTAAAGTTTTTAGTAACGATAAACCCTTTAGAGTTTGTCGATGGTACTTCATCAATATAATATCCTGCAAATAATTTAACTTTACTGTTATTAGTTACTGGTGTTACATTACCGTCTTCGTCGATTATCTGCACTAGTAACTCCCCAAGAGTTCCATCAATTTGAGCTCTTAAAGATTCTACTTCGTTTTGAAGTTCTAAAAGTTTATCATATACTGAAATAGGATTTTGCTCTCCAGTTAAGAAACCAGAAGCTAATGACGATGCATTGTGTGCAAAATACTTTTCGTTTACAGTGAATGAATCGCCAACGTGATCGTATACTCCAACAGATTCTAAATCTTCTTTTAAAGAAACTTTTAAGTTATCTAATTCGTTTTGTGAAATTAAACCAGCTAGTGAGTCTGTCGAAAGTTCTCCTTCTGGAAATTCTACCTTAACTATGTCAGACCAATCACTTGTTACTGGGTTAGATGGATATCCTGCTTCTGATACAGATTTAACCATAATTTCAATAACTTCACCAGATCTAATAGGTAAATCAATTGAATTAAAATTAACAGCCTGTGCGTCTTCTTCGCTTTCCACTACCCATTTGTATATCCCAGCATCGTTTAATTCTCTCTTTCTAACAGGACCTTGAACTTCAATCCAGTTTGAAAAGGCTGCAGTCTTTTTAGTGCTGTTAGTAGTATCATTAAATTCAATCTGATCAATTGTTGATGTTTTGCCAGAAGTAGATACGTATCTATATCTAGTTTTAAATTGTACAACTTCTTGAGAAAGTTCTTCACCAACTGTTTTAGGTGAAGGTATAGGCCAGAATCCTCTAACCCTAAATTTCGGAGAGGCTGTTGAAACATCTATTGAATCTGCTGCTGCTTTTATCTCAGCAACAATTGATCCAAATAATTTAACCTCAGATGTCTTTTCGTTTACAAGTGCTCTGAACTCATTAAGTTGCTTGTCTCTTTCAACCTTAGATTTAAATTTCTTAGTGTTTAATAAAGATTTTTTAACTTTAATAGCCTCATTAATATTCTTTAAACTTTGTTCAGCTGCTAATTTATCTGATTTAAGTTGTTTAATCTTTTTAGTAGTCGTGTTATCAGTTAAGTGTTTATTTATTTGGATAACTTTTAAATCGCCTGATGCTAATATTGGCATGTTTGGTTTTATACCAACTGATGCTGGTGGAATGTAATCCACACTAAGAGCCTTAATAAACTGTCCAAAGTCAGATACTTCATCCTTATAATAAGATGCTAAGTTCTTGATAGTTCCGTCCTCTGTTGATATTTGTAATTCATTTGAATAAAAACCAATACCTGGCGAATATTCATTTGAAGGTATGTTTGAGATAGGATCAATTGGTTTAATAAATACTATTTGCTTTTCATCAAATCCTATTTTAATCTCTACATCTAAATCTACGTCAATGTCTCTATATATTGATAACACGTTTGATCCTACTTTAATAGATTCAAATCCTTCAATTAACTCTAATTCAACCTGTGATGTAGAACTATCAATTGATCTAACAATATATCTTGTTCTTAACTCTCCTGAATTAATCACTAATGAATCTGAAACTTTTAAAACTTCAGTCTCTTGAAGCGTTTTAGAAGCATCTGAGTAACTTAACTTATCAAGCGTAAATAACTTAACTGTTTTAGTTTGAGTAACTCCATCAACAATCTTTGACTTCTGTTCGTTAGATATCTTAGTGACATCATAGTCTCCGAAGTATTGTACTGTTCTGATTGGCATTTCAATTACCTCAGAATCTAAATAATATTTTAAACCGTCTTCGGCAATTCTGTCTTGTAGTTCTTTATATACAATCTCGCTTTCTCCTTTATATATTTCATCAAATGAATCTGAAGTTGCTCCGTCTTTTAAATCAAAAATAAATCTTTCAATATAAACTCTTTCCGTTTCTACTGGAATTTGACCACTAACGTCTAATCTAATAGTTGATAAAGGATTTAAAAAGTCCTCAAAGAATTCATTTAACTTTGTGTTAAATTGAGTAGGTGCTGCAAGTGATGTGATTGGTTTAGAAGGGCCTTTAAGTTTAGAAGTGTATATTTTTCTATAAGCTCCATCTTTTAATCTTACATTTGCTCCGCTACCTTCAACACCAGAAATAGATTCTAAATTTTTATTTAGTCTTTCAATCTCTCTTTTTAAATATCAAAAGGCAGGAATCTGTACAGATTTAACTCCTTCACCAGAAGGGTCCCATAAATCTACAGTAACTGTTTCTTTATCTGTTGAGATCGCCTCATTAATACGATTGAAAGTTTCTAGAGAATTAGTGTTTAATTCTAGAAACTGTTCAAGTAATTGCGATATTGAATTTTGTGCACTCATAGTTATCTTATAATTTCAAGTTCGAATGTCTTGTTTATTTCGTCAACGCAAACTAATTCGATATATGGCTTATTGCTTAATAGATCTGTTTCGTTGATCGTATTTGTTAATTTCCAGTTACCTTTTTTACCTACGAATATATTAATTTTATTGTTATCCATGTGATCAATTGAAGTTTTAAAAGTTAATTTAATAACTTGTCCTACTTTAACTGGAATAACACTATCATCTAAGTATATATCTAAATCTCTTACAAAGTCCTCGTCTTCGGTATATACTCTAATTAAATTATCATATCTTTTTATTCTTGTCCAAATACCTGTGATATCCGCTTCTTGTGGATTCCATGCAAGATCTTTGTCTATTTTAACCTCAACTCCTTCGCTTACTAAATCATAGATATGCGCTTGATTAAGACTATATCCGTTGTTTACGTTTTGTATCTTTATTTTCTGAGGATTACTCTTATCTATTAAGATTCCGTTTCCTGCAGATATGACATCTGTGTTATATTGAATAGATGTTGGTATCTTCCCGTTAATAACTTGATTTAATCTATCGTTCGTCTTAGATATAATATCTAAAATAGAACCAGCGTTTTTAAAGTTAAGTGAAGCGTCTTCTATAGATTGCTCTAATGCTATAACTTTAGCTGAAATAGAACTTTGATCAACCGAAGTCATCATTAAGTTTTCTAATTCATCAAGCCTGTCAGACATGATATTAAATCTATGACTTGCTTCTGCTAATATTTTAGCAGCGTTCTCTAAAGAACTTGTAGTATCAAAGAATAAATCCATTGAGAATGTAGTAAAGTCATTGATGTTTGTTTCAATACCTACATTATCTAAAGAAGAATTAAATTTAACATTTAATTTTAGTGCAAATGCATTACCATTTAAACCTGTTACTTCGTTTGCTTTGTATTTACTTAATTCCGGTAAGTACCATCCAGTACTATTCGGATCATTTTTAAAGTTATCTAATAATATAACTCCGTATAGGTTTGTTGTTCTGTTACCAGGGTTAGATTTAGAATATACATCATAGTATACTAAGATCGCATTAAATCTAAAGTCTCCACCTCTTTTTGAATAATCTTGAACTGTGTTAAGCTTTGCATCACCTTCAATAGCAGCATATGTTATTGGGCTCCATTCAATACCGTAATTATAGGTTGAATTTGGATCAATATCTATCGTACCGTTATTTGAATCTGCTAAAGACCCTAAGTCTATGTTAGCATCTGGATGTGCTTGTCCGTCTCTTCCGTTAATAAAAGAACCTGGTTCATATGACGTAGCAGTCGTGTTATAGCTTGAGTTTTTAAATAAAACAGTTGGAGTATATCCAGCCGAAGTTGGCACATTAATAAAGACTTCATTATAAGTATCACCATTATAATTTTTGTCATTAGTAACATCTACGTTTCCTAAGTATCTAACTACTTGACTATATTCTGATCCACTTTGTATTGAATCATCCTCTTCTACTACTCTATTATATCCTGACGCAGCTTCCTGTGAATTAGCTGGTCTTGTTCTAAATGCTCCAATTTCGTTTAACCACTTAAAAAAGATCTTTTCAGCATCAGAAGAATATATTGAATTATCAAAATCGTCGTCTGTTAGTATAAAGTTTTCTAAGTTAAGGGCGTAGTTTTGGAACGTGTTGGCAAAATGACGGTTTGCATTATCGTCCGGGCTGTCTCCGTCGTAATTTGGTGCAATACCAGGTACTCCGTTAACAGGGGCCACTGGGCCACCTTCGAATAAATTATTAAATTGTATGTAATTGTTTGTTGCTCCACCAGAAGGCTCGTCAACAACTGGTAAATCTAATAACGCGAATTTTGAATACTCAAAAACAATATCTGGATTATAATATGCACGCGTTAAATCTCTAGCGGCGCTAGAGAAAGCATACATGGTACCTCCCTGTTCTTGAGGAATTCTAATTAATGGTGTAGCCATTTACTTATTTTATTTTTTTAATTAACAAAAACTAAATCAGTGTTAGCATGTGAAATAACATACCATAAAGAATTAACTTGTCTTAATGTTAACGTTCCGTTATTTTGAACTGTAAAGTTAGCTGAAACTCCTGCAACATTAGTTGCATCGATATCAAAGTCTCCGTCTGCGATAAAAGTTACACATTGTCCTTCTACTCCTAATGCAACAACATTTACGTTTGATAAACCTGTAGCAGATCCGTCTAATACGTAAGTTGATTTAGTGTATATTGAAGGCATAACCGTTACTGATCCTGTAGACACAGAATAAATTAAACCATCTTCTAAAGTTAACGCTCCATTTACTGTCATTGGCTTTAATACCGTAACTAATGTTGAATCCGCTGATAATACATTAGAGATATTTAACGATGATGCCGCTACCGCTCCTGTAAGAGTTAGTGTTTGTGTGTTTACATCAAGTAAATTACCGATGCTAATTAGCTCATCGTTCATCTGTTGAAAATTGTCGTTTAATACGATTCTCGACGAAGATAGACTGTCTGTTCCGTTGATTGTTGTGATACTTGCCATTTTAGATTATTTTTAATATATTTTTATTTACTGTATTTTTGTTCCCGTTAGAATCCAATAGATCTAATGATATTGTATAATATCCCTTATCGCTAAATAGGTGAGTTAATATTGGATTACTATAATATATATCTTCGATATTTAATGTATTGTTAGTTAATTTCCATTGTTGACTAATTACCCCAGGCATATTAGTTAAATCGTAAGAAAATGTCAAATGATTTAAAAGATTTAATTCTGCCATACTATTTATAATATAGGTATCGTCAAAACTAGGGTTATAACTTATAAAGTTTATTTGTCCTTTAATTCCTACAATATCTAATGGATCTAATGGTTCTTCATTTTCTTCTATGTTACTCATCCAAACAGATTTAAAATCGTATGTTCTTGTAGGTTCTTTACCAACTGCTAGTATGTATAATAATTGATCTTCAGTATTCGGGAAAGGTGTTGAATCTCCATCGACATCGAAGGGTAAGTTATCTTTTAATATTGGATTATAATTGAATTTAGAAAGTATTGGATGTTCGTTAGAATCTAAACTACTAAGTTCATCTACAATTAACTGCCATTGAGATGTCGCGTATGATGTCGGTGGAATTATATTTACTATTTCATAACTATCCCTTAATATTGCACCAGTTACTGAATCTTCTTGTGTAATATTAATCCATTGATTACCAGGTAATGCCCATATTTGAAATGATGAATTAATATCTGATCCTACTCTTGTCATATCCCAAGTTACATTAGGACCGTCTGCCCATACATGTTTCTTAAGAGAAGCCCATTGGTATGGACCTGCCGTTTCATTAAATCCACTTGAACTACTAGAATCTAAAAATCTTCTAACAGTCGACGCTGGTATACCATATTCATCTTCATCGTAAATATAATTAGCTCGATCCATCGATAAATAATAAGTTCCTATTACATCCTGTACGGGTAGCATATTCTCTCTTGACCAACCCCAACTAGAACCAGCTGAATCCCATGAATGTTTATATCCTTTCCAATCTAATTTCTTTGTTGCTAACTGAGTTAATCCATAAACTTCAACGTTCTTGTTTTTAACTTCAACCGCGTCTTTTAATATTTTAGTACTCTTTACGTTATATAAATCATATAGGTTAGCTTCAACCGTATACGATCCAACATACGGTAATGTCATCGGTAAATTAATATATTCTTCAATAGGTCCTCTGAAAGATCTTAGATAATTCTTTGGTCCTCTTAGTACCCATTCAATTTCATAAACTCCGCGATGCCACCAGTTGTTCCAAGTTAATAAATGGTCTCCTGTGTCAGTAGCATCCATGAATGAAAATTCAGCAGCATCCCATTGATCTGATATTCCGTCAATTTGTAGGGTTATTGGAGCTCCGATTGGAATTCCATCAACCGTGTTGAATGTATCTAAATTACTGTTATAATATTCTGTATAAAAATCTGTAATAGATTCTGATATATTTAATTTATCTGCAGAAGGAATTGTATTAAAATCTTGACCAAATCCTGTAAGTCTATAATCGACTTTACGTAAATCTTCAATAAATATGTTTCTTCCTTCTGGCTTTACAACTGGGTTAAATTCTATTCCAGCTGTTTGTGTTTTTATAGATTGCTGATTATTCCATACGTTTTGATTAAATTGAGAAAAGTAATCACCTTCACCTGTTATATCTACTATCTTAGCTTGTAGTGGTAAGTAATCTTTTTGTAATTTCTTTTTTAATCCGTATAGTTTAATTAAAACCTCATCTGGAGAATAGTCAATAGTCTCTTTAACTGTTGGAATATCCCATTCATCCTGAAGACCTGTTGGTGTATTTAATCGATACACTAAACTAAACCTTGAAGTTTTCTTTTGATTTGAGTTTGGTAACTCTCCTCCTTTATTTTTGTCAGCTAAAAAACCAACGACATCTTGATTTGGAACAGCAACTGCTTTTAGTTTTCCAAAGTTTTCAGATTGTTCGTTAACATTTAACCAATATTCTTTTAGTGTGAGTTTATCGTATCCAAAGAAATCAATTGCATTTAATAGAGCTTTATAAGTTCCAATAAATGGTTTGATTTGAGAAGCTTGTAAAAGCAACTCTTTACGTTTTTGGTTTAATATAATAAAATCAGGAGATTGTTCTTGTATGTTAGAGTCTTTAAATATAAAATAATCTAAGTCATCTAAGTTCATTCCCATGTTAGAAAGTAAAGTTCTTAATCTTTCATCCTCTCCTTCAACTTCACCGTATACTTTAATTTGTGCGATCTCTCTAGTTTCAACTCCATTAATCAATTCCGTTACGCTTAAAGTCCTAATATGAAAACCTTCAGTGTCAGAATTTAATGCAACCTGTGCAGTGATTGGAGTAGCTTTTAAATTATCTGTAACTACTTTAACACCGTTAGATGTTGATACTGAAGTAGTTGCTGGAAGTAGTTGACCTACCTGTGAATTATCTATCTGTATATATAATTCTCTAGCATCTTGTTTAGCGCTATATAAAAATACATCCTCACTTGTGTTATAATCATCTTTAAATTTAAATTTAAAAGAGACTGCACCAACGGACTCTGCAATTGGATTCACGTGTAATTTTTCACCAAGAGATCCTACAACCTCTTCTAAAACATGTAGAGTTAGTGTTTCATATAGTCCAGTTGAAACTAATGGCAAATATGAAACCCCTTTCCATATATTTAATTCATTGTCATAAATTAAATTTAGGTCATTAGATTCACTATCGAAAAATCTTAAATTTTGATAAATCTGCGCCATTATCTAAAGTTTTTATAATCTTTTTTAGTTGTAAACGATTTAAATCCTTTTAAGTATGTTACCGAACCAACAAGGTCAGCTAATACTTTCTGGATTAAAACTACAAAATCATTCATTCTATTATTTCTAACAATATAAGGAGATATAGATTTCCTTAGCATGTTATCTTCATATGCGTTACCCTTGTTCTTACGATTATCCATAACACTCTCTCGAATGGTGTAGTTCCTCTTCTGCCTGCTCTTAAATAGATTCTGTATTAATGATGCCATTATAGTGCTCTTCTATTTTTAGCTTGTATTTTAGAGAATATTGTATGGGGTACCGCAGGTTCATCGAAATAAATAGATAACGCAGCTTGTTCTCCAAGTTTAGCATCATCAGGTATTACAACACCATCGCGATCTAACCAACCTCCTCTGAATAAGGCAACTTCTTCTTTTGCTAATAATATATCACCGAAAGAATCTAAATTAATTACATCCTCTGGCAATGCAGCGTTAGGTTCAAAACTTATTTTTCTTTCAGTAACTGTTCTTTTAAAGAAAACATATTTTTGTTTTCCATTACCAATATCTTCTAGTATTGGGGTAGAAGGAGTAACTGTAACTTTGTTTAGGATGTAATATCCTAATCTCCTTGCATCTTCCTCTACTTTAGATATAAATCTTACATTTACTGAATCAATCCCCTCAACACTCTCTAAAAGGGCGATGATGTCTGATTTTGGTAAACGATCTCTTCTTGTTATATTGATTAAATAATCCGATATTCTAGAACGTATTTCAGAATAAAGTGCAGGCTTGTTATATCCTTCAAAATATCTAACTTTAACATCCATGCTAAAATATTGAACATCAGGTTCTACGATCTTAACTTCGGTCGTAACCATTTGTTGTCCGCTGTTTTCAAGTAACTCTAGGAATCCATTCTTTTCGTCGCTTGAGAAAAAGAACTCGTCTAATGCTAAACTGAAATAATCTTTATTTTTGCTTAATTTTTTAGCAGTATCAGGTAACATAAATAAGTATATTACATTGTCATCATCAATATAACCATCATCTGTCGTGTTATATGCATCTAAGTAAGAAAACATTCCATATCTTGAAAGGAAATGTTCAAATGATTCTGGATTTGCCAACACGAACGAATGCGATTGCAGTGGCGCGATTAATTTAGTTAATTCTACCGATTCAGGATCTGCTCCCATTTTAGGTGCAGCTGTAAAAGAAGACTCTAACAATTCGTTTAAATCATATGTTTCTCCTAATGAATCAAATCCTTCAGTTACGAATTTAAAAGTAAGATCTTTAGATCCTGATAAATTACCCTTTGTTCCGTCTGTGTTTAAATATTCTACTTCAATAGAAGATCCTGCTACTGGTATTTTACCAAAAGAACCATTTCCAAAATAAATATCTAATCCTCCATTAATTCCGGTTTTAACAAGATATCCTTGAGTCCCAACCTTCATATCATATAAAGAATCATATTTAGACCATAGTGTGCTATTAACACTTACCCTAACCGAATGATGATCTGTTATTTTCTTAGTAACTATATTATAAGACTGTAGTTTTTCACCTGTTCCTGTTACGGTCTGTGTTTCAGTCTTTCCTTGTACTACTGGGATACGAATATATGCAGCATTACTTTTTTCAATTCTAAATTGATCGTTGTTTGTTTTTAAAATATACTCTAAACCATTTGCTGTACATTTTATGATAGCATTTTGCGGTATATTAAGAGCGTCTCCTGCAATATCAGTAGATGCTGAAGTGTTTAACCTAATTTTAATTTCGCCGTATGAGCTTGCTCCTCTGAATGCATCGTGACCGGCTAGTCTTGCGAGTCCGTATATCGATTCAGGGTTTTGAGCAGTTAATATATTCTGTTCAACTGTTGCGTCTTCAACATAGAAGAAAATTAGTTTAGTAATTTCAGATAATACATCCAAGATCTGTGAGAATGGAGAAGCAGTCGTGAATAGTTCACTAGTCCTTCCATATAAACGAGACATATATGACCTCGTATCCGTGATCATATCGTTTGCTCTTAATCTAGTTGCATTTAAAAATTTAAATTCAGCCATTGTTTATTTTTATAATTTTATATATAGACTCCTAATTGGAATCTAGAATCTACTGTAATGTCTAAAAAGACTACGTGGTTTGATACGCCATCGACTACTTCGATGCCAACACTAACACTATATTTAGAAGCAAGCGGAATATATTCTGCTATTTGATCATCAATAATTGTTTTTAGTTGAAAATCGTTGTATCTAAATTCATAAACATAATCTTCTAAATTTGCTCCAAAATTAGGTTGCCCCAATACTTCTCCTTTTCTTGTGAAAAGCATTGTTTGTATCTGAGTTAACAACATCGACAGTTCGCTGTCTTGTTGCATTACATCAGCCTTGTAACCAGGTTCTCCTATATTTTTTACGTAAAACTCCATATGATTATATATACGTTTAAGAATGCATCATCCAATCCGTTCCTTCGTCTCCTTTTATTTCTTCAATTATTGCTTCCAATTCTCCTTCTCCTAATCCCTGTATAAGATCTGCATTTACTTGGATATTTCCAGGTAATGTAAATCCGAATATTCCTAGTTTTTGACCTAAAGAAACTTTAATCTTAGCGGCACAATATCTAAAGAATGCTTCATCTCCAAAGAGAGCACATTCTGGGATTGTTTCATATATTTCTAATATAATATCTCTCTTAGGAGTTTCTCCTGTAAATTTAAGTTCGTGTGTTAATTGGTTATAATTAAAACTAATTGGGTTATCTATGATTTGCCTAGCAAGATCATAAAAACTTTCGTTAATTACATATGATTGTAGGTTTTCTGCAGCAGCTGCTGTGTTTGCACCGCCATATGTTCCTTGCATCATCATTCTTTCCATACTGAAATCTCCTTTTTGAAAATCAATATCACTTGAACCTCCCCATCTTGAACCTGTTTCTGAACACCCATACACAGAGTATACTTCGTTTCCACCTGTTGATGGGTCCATTCCTGGTAATGTAAAAGATCTTGTTGCTTTAAATTTATCAGAATCAAATAGAGCGTGAGGTAAAACCACAAAACTTTCTTTGACAGAGTATTCATAGTTTTTATAAAACCATTTCTTAGCTCTTTTAACTATGTTTTGAACTTCCTTTTTTGGTAAATTCATTGGAATCATACACGATCCTGTTATGTCATCAGCAAGCTCCAACACAAATGTATTAAAACAATCTGCTCCTGGTTGTATATCATCTAGCCATGATTCTTGACCTACAAAAATATTACTCATTTTTTATTATTTATTTTTAAACTTCGTTGTATAGGATCTTTTCAGTTCCTTTAAACTTTGCTAATTTTTTATCGTATCTTCCTTCTCTAAATATACCGTCTTCCATGGAACCTTTTAAGATACCATCACCATATATATAACCATCTTTTATTTTAACACTTTGGTGAATATAGCAGCTTTTTAACTTTGAAGAAATAATTTCACAGTTATCATAAAAATTACAATCATAAATATCAGATCCTGTTACAGTACATTTAAACAAATCACAATAAAATAGTTCGCCACGAATATCGCATTCAATAAAATCATATCTTTCAAGTTCAACACAATATTGTAATTCACCTTTATTTACCTGTATTTTACCGGTATCTGAGTCATAATTAATATGTCCTTTGATTAGTGATCCATGTGTAAAAAGTCTTATTACTCTTTCTTTAATATTTTGCCAATGTAAATCTAAAATTTGTGGATCTTTTCTTAAATCAACAGTAAACTCTACGTTTTTCCAGTTTTTTTCAATATGTCTCCAATTTGATCTGGCATCGAGTATTCTTTTATTCTCAGCCAATATCCTCTTTAACTCTATTGCATTAAGTTGTGTGAAATGATTATCTTCAGTCGAATTCCAAAGTTGTAATAGGAATTGATCTAACATTTATAAGATCGATGTTGTTTTCTTTTCCCAATCCTTTCCTCCAACATATCTAAATTCTAAATAGTTCTTATGTCTTTTGTCGAAATTGATTCCATAGTATTTAGAATCAGGGTAGATAAAGTTTTGTGAGTGTATGTGTTCTCCGTTAAAGAAACTCATACCAGTCTTAGGTAATACGAATTTTATAGATTTAGCATAAGCTGAATCCTTTCTGGTTGGAAAGAACTTAAATACTTGATCTTCTTTAAAATCAAGTATAAATTTAAGAACATTCATTTTAGAAACCCTATTCTTATCCTTAATTTTGTTTTTATCAAAAGATATGTTTAAGTGAATTGATGATCTATCCGTAGTATATCCGTTTTCTTCAATCCATTTACATACATTAATGATCATTAATCTAGCACTGTAATATGGTATTGCACCTGTTACGAGCTCCATTAGCTTTGCACCACCGCTCATATCTGGTTCTAGTTTAAAATGATCAGCGGTCGGCTCAAATTCACTATGTGCTTTGTCTTCTATTTGAATCTTCTTATTTAAAAGAATTCCAATCTTTTTCGCTGTTTCTTCGATAGGGAGATTTGAATAAAATTCAAACTCGACCCCTACCAATGCGTTTTTTAGTATTTCTGAATCATTAAATGTGTTCATCCTCGAATATATGTTAAACTTAAGTTAGTTTATATATTCAAGATATATTATGATAATATTGAAACTATCTTTCTAAAATTACAAAATCACCAAAAGCATCATCAAAAACCCTGATTAAATTCTCGTAATGTCCACTTTGCATTTGCTTAAGTAGATGTTCATATGGTTTATCTAAGTCTTGTGAAAACTTTTTAGCATACGCAAGTAATGCAAATGCATTGCCATCTGGCCCCGTTAAATCTATAACAATTGGTAATTCTTGATGCTTATGTAGTTTCTTTCTAATCATTTTCAAGCATGTTAGAGGTTTCAATAAAATCAGAAATCTCCTTTTTTGTTATATTATTTATCAATGGGAATAATTCATTAATATCGTCTCTGCCTACCCATCCAATAACATCATCATCGATTCCCGGCTTTACTAGTTTAGTAAAAAAAGGTATATTATCTTCATGTAATATTGCAATCTCAAAAGAAGAATGTTCTTTTTCAGAATTTAAATCTTCTCTTGGCATACAGTACGCTGTTTTACCAGCAGCAACACTCAATATTAATCCGTTATCGAAGTGATGGGTTGCGTTTATTCCTCCCCATCCTAATTTTTTAAATTTTAATTCTTTAAATTTCATGTTTTAATTTTTTAAAGTTCAAAGTTTTCTTGAAGTTCTTTGATTAACTTTTTAATCTCTTTTTTATTAAGAGTAATGTGTGTAAAGAAATCTCCTTGATCTCTCATTGTAAATTGTACTTTCATACCTTCTTTACCACCACTGAATCTTGTTAGTGACATTTCAGTGTTTTCCATTTCATTTGTCTTTTGACTGTGAAATTGACCTTTAAGTGATTTAAGTTCTGTTGACATATCTGTTAGTTTTTAATTATAGTTAAATATAACACTTTTTATTGAAACAAAAAAACTTTTGTGCATTTATTTTGTAATTTATAATGATTATAAATAAGAAAGGCCCAAACATAAAATGAATGGGCCTTTAGTTTATAAAAATAAAGTAGTCTTAGATTTTCAAGAAAATCTTTCTAGAGTCTGCGTCGATTCTAGTAACCTGTACTGTAATATTATCTCCAGGTTTGATAGTTTCTAAATCTATAACATCTTCGATTTCTGAAATATGTAATAGCCCAGCAACTCCTTTTTCAATGTCTACAAAGATACCATAGTCTTTTACTGCTCGAACTGTTCCAACAATTTCACTTGGTGTTTTGATTCTATCAGTAATACCATCCCATAAGTCAACGACTGGTTTTGCATCTAATTGTGTTAGGATAATCTTTTCGTTTGATACAACTTCTTTAATCTTAAATGCAATATCATCTCCGGGTTTAATTTCCCTAGCTCTATGTGCTTTTAATAATTCAGGAGTTAGATCATTAACGTGAATCATTCCAGTTAAACATTCATCAAACTCTACAAATACTCCGTATTTCGCAGAACCTGTAACTTTACCAGTAAGATCTTGTGTTAGATTTTCCTTTAGTGCTTCAATTTTAGAAGGAATCATTGCTTTTAAGTATTCTCTGTGAGATACTACAATAGTTCCTCTTTTTTCTGAGAAGCTTACAGGAACAACATACATATCGCTTCCTACAATAGATTCAAAGTCTGCTAATTTGTTAATTCCAGCTAAAGAACCTGGCATAAAACATTCAACCCCCTGTACTGTTACAATATAACCTCCACCTGGTATCATTTGAGAAACTGTACCCATATATCCGGTTGCACCGTCTTTAATGGATTCCATTATTTCTTTAACAACTGCTGATTTAATACCTGCACTGATAGATCCTAATACAAATCCTCGGCCTTCTCCCATTTGAAGAACTTGAATCTTAACCTCGGCGTCTGGGACAAATAATCCTCTAACGCTAACTTCTTCTTTTAAGACGTTAACATATACATTTTCACGATACCCGATGTCGACTGCAACCCACTCTTTGTTTATACTAAAAATAGTACCTGAGTAGATTTCACCAACCCCAATCTTCATCTGAGCTGGTCTAGCCTCTTCATGACCGTTAAAAAGATCTAAAAGATCCTGAGCATACGGCTCATGAGAATATACACTGTATTTACCTGTGTTTTTAAGTCCTTTGTTTATCTTTCTAGATCTTGAAGGACATGACGCTTGGTGAGCATCCCAGTCGAATTCTTCGATTGGAACATTAGCATTTTCTAAGTATGCTAATTTGTCATTTTTTTTTGTTGTTTGAGCGACTGGTTCTTCTTTAGTTAGTCGTACTCTTTTTGTTTTAACGTCTGTGGACATTCTTTTTTTAATTTAAATTGTTAATAATAGTGAATAAATAATTTTATAGGTTATATATACTTTTTTTAAAATGAGAGCGGCATGAATCCTACCATAGGGATTGGACCACCTGGTGTTGCTATTCCACCTAAATATAAAAACTTTAATTTTAATAAGTGCTTTGCACATGCTCCTGCAAATGCTGTTGCAACTAAAGTGGCAGCAACCGGAGTTGCTGGAGGAACTTCAAAAAACTTACCATTGTTCCATGCTCTTCTTAAATCGTTTGCAAGTGATGTCTTACTACCATATGATATTGGTGCAAACACGCCAAGTAATGGAGGAGTTATATTACATGGTGGTATTGGAGGCCCACTTGTAAACGGCTGAACTGCTGCTGATTGCCAGTATTTAATAATAGCACCTGCCATTATCTCATACGGATCCTCGCCGTCTTCCTCTTGATCCTGTGAGTTTACCTCTTCCATGTAGTTGGCCCACTTTCTTTGAGTTTCCCACCATCTTTCTTGCTCTTTTTTATAGAGTGAATCCTTTTCACGTCTTCGCCATATTCGACCTATGTTGTTAGTGTACATTAAAATCTTTCCATCAATGCTCGGAACGTATGTGAAGGCTTTAATTAAACCTTGTTTTATTTCTGCTGGTATTTCTTCTGGCCTTTGCTTATGCTCTTCTTGAAAGACATATTGATTAATCTGATAATCCGAAGTAGACAGGGGAGGTACAATAAGTTTACTTGTTAAAGAATATTTATTACCTCCATCTTTTATTACTTTATTTCTTTCTTCTTTTTCGGCACTTCTCCATTCTTTTTCTAAAAATTTTATTTTATCGTATATCTTTCTAGAAAGAGCCCGGTAGTTATACGGTATCTCTGTTCCATACCTTAGAAGCTCTACCCATAGCTTATATCCTTTTGAATTATCATTCCTTTTTAGAATTCTATTAACTAGAACATTTATTCTTTCTTCTTCTGTAAGATCTGGTATAGTATTTCTAACAGGCTTAGTAATATTTTCTGGATATCCTGCAGCGTCTCCTTGTAACTTTTCATCAATACCACTTAGCTTCTCTAATACTCCACCATCGCTTATAGTAATTGATTTAGTCTTATTTATTATTTTAATTAAAGATTTACCGGACATATCTAGTATTTCTTTAAATGTATATGTATATTTACCAGGAACTGCAGGTATGTTTATTACGGTAAAGGCAGTATTATTGCCAGCTCCGCTTCCGGAACCGCTACCAGAGCCCGATGATGTCGAGCCAGAACCTACTGAACCTACTGTTAGCAAAGGCTGTTCAATTTCGTTTATTGTATATCTTATTTTAAAAGACTGTTCTGGATTAAATTTTTTAATTATAAATCGAACAACGTAATTATGAGATGGTGCGTTTATATCTGAACTTGCTTTAGTAACTACACTAAAATCTATATCTCCGTCATTCGTGGTGTCATTTGGATCCTCCTCTGGATATGGAACCGGGCATGTTGATTCATATAGGGGATAGTAATTGAACTTCTGAAGAGTGTCTGTGTTCTCTGAGGTCCATTTTTCTATCTCACACTGTGCGTCAAATGTTAAATCGGCTTCTGGGAGTATTTCAGTAATAGACTGATACTGCGATAAAGTTTTTCTATCCTCAAGAGAGGTTTCATAATCTTCAAAAAGCTTTTTAAATGCCTTGTCAAAGCCTTCCGTCAACACAGTCTTTACGCCAGCATTACTATGTGTATTTCCGAATGGGGTTTGTGCTGTTGATACTGCGGCAACATATTCATCTGCTAGAAACGAGGCAAAGTCGCCAATGCCCGGAGTATGTGGAGGTACCTGAGGTAATCCCATACTCTCTGCACTCCTTGCTATTAGTTTTGCAGATACGTTATTAATAAATAAAGGCCATTTTGCCGGCATGATTGTATCGTTTTATAGACTATATATCCTATTTACCAGTCTGTTGATAATCTATGTGAGTACTTTTAAGTTCTGCAACAGTTGACGGTGTCGGTGCTGCTGGGAAACCAGAGGGCCCAACCCCTGTTGGGTGAAAGTGGTAATTGTAATCATCTAGTAATTTGTTTAACCATTTCTCTAAAGAAACTCCTCGAACTGCAGGTTCACTAATGTCCTCCGTCGCGTCACTACCGTCTACTGCTTCACCGGTGTTACTTAAAAATATATCACCAGAATCTAGAAATAGCTTTTGATCGGTAGATATCTTAATAATACCTTCTTCGTCGATTTGTATAAGCGGTCTTTCCTTTGGCCCAGATCCTCTTGAGATTACTAAACCGTCTTTAGTTGATGAATATATTCTTATGTTTCGTTCGGCATCATATACTAAACTAACAACATCATGCGCATTATCAGGATCTTGTTCTAAAACTTCTGATTTAAGATCCTTATTTTGGTTAATTTGAAACCAGTATTCAGGATGGTATATGTTACCATTGTCAAATCTCACTGCAACAATATCTCCAACTCTTGGAATTGAATGTGCTCCTGCATTATCTCTATTCATTGGGGTTGCCCATGGAATTGATTCATTTTCTAATAAATCAAACTTACCATAAACTTTAACTCGACATCTTCCTAAAAGAGAAGGATCTACATTATCAACCACCTCACCTAACCAGTGAGTTTCCCTAATATTATCTTTTTCTAGTTCCTTGTCTCTTGCCATTATTCATGTATATTACCTAGAGATTTTGCAGCCGCTGAGTTTAGCGCATCTCCAATAGTCTGTCCTTGGTCTACTAAACCATGCACGTTATCTGCAATAACGCTTTGTATATTATTTGCATTTGCAGCAGGACTTGCTATGTTATCAACTCCTTTTACAAAATCTTTATATAGATTATTAACAGCCACATTAACTCGACCTACTGTCGCATCCTTAGCCTGTTGTTTTAATTCATTAACTTTTTCGATAGCTGTGTTTTTTAAATCTCCAACCGCTCGATCAGCAAACGCCGTTGCTTTTTGAACAGCTTGATCTTTTAGCCAATCTCCTACGCTATTAAGTTCTTTATTCTCTGAGTCAGGTGCTGGTGATAAATCATCCGTGTTGTAAACAGATTCTACAATACCATTTAATACCCTAGCTTCCATATCATATAATGCTTCATAGCTTATTGATATTTCTCCTGTTGCTACCTCTGGCGTGGCTTTTTGTAAATTTGCAAATAATGTTGTTCCGGATTTTAAATCAAATTCACAAAACTTAAGAGCAAACATAAAATAAGGTTTTCCACTTGTTCCTGAAATTCCAGCATTTGCATTATCTATACCTATTTTCGGTTTAAAATTATCCGGAAATCCTCCTAGATCAACTCCACTTAAAGTAGGTTTAGACATGTTTTTAATAGCCCTAACTTCAGTAACATAGATATACATTCTGAATTTTCTTAAATTGGTTGGTAAAACCCATGTCCATTTTCTTTCATCGAAAACCGCTTTTCTATATAAGTGCATTAAACCAGATATTGTCAGGTTAATAGACTCTAAAGTTCCTATAGTTATTACAGCATCATCCCCTCCAAAATAAGGATTTAACGGATCATACTGTTGTATTTTTTCTAAACCAGATAAACTTTGCCAAAACCAAGGCATTTCATTATTAATAAGTTTTAAAGCTTTTTTAAAGTTCTGAAGTGCTTCTAATTTTTCTTTATAATATTCAGACGTTTCTCCTTCAGATGATAGTCTCTTTAAATAATCCTCAGCAGGGTCTGCTAACAGAGGCGAATTGGCAGCATCTGCAAAATCAAACAGCATAAGAAACGACATGTAAGTTGGATCTTGGTACGGTTGACTTGCTCTTTTACCTTTTCTAAAATCTGATATTTTCTTGAAATCTGACATATAGTATATATTCTTATTAGTTTGTAGCTATTAACCTTGTAAATTATTTAATCTACTTGGCCATTCTCTTCTTAAAAGAGTTAAGTGCTGTCTGATAGCCCCTCCCTTGTATGTATATCTAATAGATCCTATAATATAAAATCCGCTTAAGAATTCATCTACTGCTTGTGCAGATCCGTTGGTTGGTAAATCAGGATCTGATTCTGGCTGTGCTTCAAAACCAAGTTCTTCTTTTGTGCTTTTTACCTGTGAATCAACTAAAACCTGTGAATCTGTTTCGTGAAAAATTACAATCGGTATTTTTTGATATCTGTATAGTGCAGGATTCCATGTTGATAACTCAATTTCAAGAGTCATTTTATCTAGTTCCTGTAGGTTTTGTTGATTGTGTATTCCTGCAAAGTTGTAGTTTAAGTGTGTATTGGAATTCTCAGGGTCACTGTTTCTTCTACCTACATATTTATACTTTATTTCTTGTTTGTATCTCTCCTCATCCCTACGTCCTTTCATGGGCTCGGCAATGTCCTTCATTTCATTTGAACTTAGTGGTTCAATATCGAAGTTTACTAATCCTTCATCAGAGTCGTTTTCAAAGTATTGCAATACTCTTTTATAGCCATTTCTTTTTGCAATAGTTCCTGCATTGTTTTTAAGAGAATACTTATCAATATGTAGATTAGATCCTTCAAGTTCTGACTTTGTGCTAAGTATTAAAGTGCTTGCCATCTCATTCGTTGTATTGCTGGCGTCCGCTCCTTTGGTATCGTTCATATCGTCGTTCATCGCTGCAACAGCATCTTCAAAATCATCCTCTGCATTTATCATTATATTTAAGTCAACATATGTTAAATAATAAAAAGGATCGATACAGTATGTTTGAAAAGAATGATCATTAACGTATGAGTGTTTTACTAAATTTGTAATAGTATCTATAATAGGCTCGTATGTTGTTACACAATTCATTTCATCGTCTGTTGTGTCAATGTTAGAAGCTAATCCTATTTTTAAATCAGTAGCTATTTTCTCTAAGTGATCTATTGTTGTTCCTTTGCCATACGATTTACACTGCTCCGCATTCAATCCTGGAATTTTCATCTCACCAGTAAATGAATACTTAGCTCCACCTGACCCCCTAGATATTACACTAACAGGAGGAGATTCTACGTTTGTAATATCAAAATCTATTCTAATATCTTTATAATCGTCTTTTGGTCTAGCCGATAATCTTACTGTTATTACATCACCATCTCTTGGAAAGGAATCTACATTAAATCTAGCGTCATTATCAACTACTGTAAGTTCTATTGTTGGAACAAATTCTTCTAATGAAATTTCAAAAGTTTTTATATCTGCTCGATTGAATTGATATCCGTTAATAATTATTAGTGGAAATTCAACCCCAAGATCTCTAGTTACGTTAGCGTCACCTGGATTGTCGCCCTCTTGCTCTCCAAATGAGTCAAAATTATGTTCATCCAGTTTTATTGTTGGTTCTAACCTTGTTAAAATTTTACCTTCTAATGCCATTCTATAATATTATAGTGTCTCCGTTAATATCGATATTCTTATCTCCGTCTTTTAGTATATTTGGAGGAACTATTTGTTTTGATCCATTTTGTTTTTGAGCAGCTTTTTTCTTTAGATACTCTGCTCTCTTAGCGTCCTTAACTGTTAATCTCTTAGAGTCAACAAACTGATCTCTTATTGATTTATCTTTTTGACTTCCTATTCCTTTAATTGTTTTCCAAGCCTTTAATATTGCGTCTTTATCTGGTATATTTAAAACATCACCTTCATTTATTGAAAAAGGATTAGATATATTATTAAATTTTAAAATAAGATCAGAGTAATCTGCAAGCCCGTAATACTTGATTGATATCATATCAATTCGACATGTCTCATCTGCTGAAACTTCATGGACTGCCCTGATTTCAGCATTTTTAGGAAACAATATAGTTGGTTCGGTTATTCTTAACTTACCATCCTTTATTTTTTTATTATTTATAGATTTTAAGTTCATATTATCCGTTTGAATGTTTTCTTAATTCTTTGTCCTTTGGTGATTTTTGAGTTTTACCATACGCATTGACATCAACCGTTGCGTTAATATCTATTTCATCTGCAGGTTGTATATAGAATCTACCCCTACCTGTGTTAAACATACTTTCAATTTCTGCCTTATCTCTTGGTCTTGCTGGTTTTAATGTGATTTCAACAACCATTCTCTCTGGAAAATCTTGTAATCCCATAGGTCCTTCAAAATTAATTGAAGTATCTGTACATGCTAGATTACCAATAACCACGATTGGGTTTAGTGGGTTACCGATTGTAACATGCCACTGTCCGGTAGGATCACCAGATAATAAAGCAGCAACTGCTTGACCACCTTGTGGAGAGTTAAACATCTTCATCATACTACCCGACAGTAAATTGTTAAGAGTATCACCAACCCCTTTCATTCCAAAATCTTTTATAGATTTCGTTATATCACCCATAGAAGATCCAGTATTGTTACCTGTAAAATCTGAAACTACAGATTTCATAAACCCTCCGTAATCTCCATTTTTTAATAAATCAACATTACCTAATGGCCTTGCAACAGATCCATCTCCAATATATCTAACGTCTCCACCCCAGAAAGGTGCGTTATTATATGTTAAAGCTAGCATGTTAGCCAATTGATCTAACATTAATATTTTTGGATTTGCTCCTCCTAAATCTCTAAGTTCGTATTCAAATTTTAGTTTAAATTCCTGATCAAACTTTAAACCCTGTTCCCTAACTAATGTTTTCTTAATAACATTAAGCGGACCAAATACGTGATTTGGATATGTATTACTAAATGAATCATAACCGGCACCACCATTATCTAATCTTTCCTGCTGTGCCTGTGTTCTACCTGATGCAGCGTTACTTGCAGCTTTAAGTACTTTATTATTGTTAATTATACCACCAACTTTACCTGAACTTGCATTATTCTGCGACTGTACCGTTTGAACCTCTGCCTCTGCTTCTTTCCAATTAAAACCATGCGAAAATTTCATGATTTCCGCCATAGTATTTCCAGTTGCTTCACTTAACCATGTAACTGCTCTTGCAATATCAGGCTCTTGTGAGTTTGCTCCTGTTAATCCTAAAGGACTAATGATATCATCAGGCGCAGGGCCTGTAAATCTTCGTAGAGTTATCATCATGTTGTTTGGAATTCTACCAAAGTATTTCGCCATAGCAAAATCTGAATATTGATATTTATATCCGTTACTACCACCAGCATCTGTCATTTCGATAATTCTAGATGCAGTCGGGTTAATTAAAGTTCTTGGATCTATTTTGTTAAAAAACTTACTTTTATTTGAATCACCCTTACCTCCTTCTCCGAACAACGGAGTACCTCTAAAATTAATTAATGAGTATTTATTGAAAAGAGAATATGGTCTTTTACCTAAAGTTATATTGGCGTTACCTTCTCCATCTTTATGTTTATACGAATCTACGTCTTGATTGTAAAAAACATCAACATTTCTAGTAGCTCTAGTTTCTTGTGTAATTGCATTAACACTTGCTGCGATGTTTAAACTGGAATCTTCTTCAATAGAAGATTTTAAAGAGTTTTCATTATTCTTAATTCTTAATTGAGCGTTAACCCCATCAGGGTTTTCAATATCGAATAAGTCGTTAAGTTTATCTTTGAGTGTACTAACCCCTAGTTCGCTCACTTGCGTGATTGCGTCACTTGAGTTATTTATACCTCCACTAATGTCTAAGCTCATATATATTATTACTATTGTTTTTATACGTAGTAAGTATATATATTAAGATTAATCTACTACCCTTTTAAGTTATCGTACTCTGGGCCCATTGGTCGAAATAATAATTTGTTGAAGTATTCTGGATCTGTAGGCGCGCGATCCCCTAGAAACTTTTTAAGATGTGCCTCGAAGACTCCTTTAGATTCATAATAATATTTACCCTTAGAATAAGAAACCCTTGAGGACTTTTCATATAGCTCCCTGATCTCTTTTTCAATTAAAAAATCTTGAATATTAAGATAAAGCTTCTGTACTTGGTTAAATGTTTTAGTGCACATCACGGAATCTATAGTAATCATATAGGTTTCTGAATTAGCGTCTAAATGTTTTTGAAGTTCTTTTTTATTTTTAATATTAGATCTATTAAATCCAAAGACAGTAGTTCCTCCATTAAAATTCTTTTCAAATTTCATTCCAAAGAAATATCTTTTAAGAAAATTAATATCATCGTAGAACTTAACTATTCTAACATGATACTTCGGCATTGTTTCGTCGAATTTTACATCATATATTAATACTCTAACCGGGAAAACAATATTTGAATATCTAGAGTTTGAAATAAGAGCATGGACGTGTTCACCTTTATTAAATAAGCGATGCCTAATCATTGTCTACAAATTTAACGAAGTCGAATTGATTTAATATATTTTTGCTGGGTACTTTATCCATGTTTAATGAATTAAGAATAAATTCTATTTTCATGTCAGTGTAACTAGCGACCATCTTTTTAAAATTAGATATAACAATAGGATCGAGATCTCTAAATGTATATACTATTGTTGTGGTTTTTTTCTTTTCAGAATTTATCGTAGTTCTAAATGAATTCATAATATTTAAACCTATCACGGAATCACTAGGTTCGTTACTATATGGATCTGCTTTAATTAACTTGTTTTTAATAATAGAAAAGTCGATGACCGTCAAATTCGGATCTTCAATAGCCCTTACGAACTTGTTAAAATCTCTTTTCGACTTACACCAAACACATTCTATCTTTATGTTATCCATTATTAGTTTGTTCAAGGTTCGATATACTCGCCTTGAGATTCTTTATTTTAAAGGAGATTTCCTTTTCAGTTGGTTTGTAATTACTTCCCCAATCGCTGTTGATTTGTATTTGACTTTTAGAATTTGAATTACCAAACTCTAATCCCAAATCAATACAGAGTTCTTCGATGAATTTTATTTTATTTAAAATAGAATCAAATTCATATACTGTAGTTGATTCGTACTCTTCACCTCCACCGTTTATATTGTCGTCGTAAACTGATTTTATTACGCCATTATCTGCTAGCGTTATTTTAATTTCCTGCATTTTTTCTACTAGCTAAAGATTGTTGAGCTTCTTTTCTTAATAAGTTTGCCTGTTTTTTGTCGGCTCTGTAAGTTTCTCTATCTTTAACAGCAGTAAGTGTCCATGCTTCTTCTAGTTTTACGATTTCTTCTGCGTTATATCCAGAAGTAGACCATGTTTCTTTTAATTTATTTAGACTTACTATCAACTGCTCTTCAATAGAATCTAATCTTCTTTTTTCATTAGCTGTTTCCATTGATCGACCGTCTTCTGCCATTTTATTGTGCCATGCAATTCCTTGCTCTGAGAATCTTCCAAACATATTTTTTACTTTTAAAAAACCTGCTTTCTTAAACTCTCCTCTTCTTTGTCTTCTTGATGATGTTGCCATTAGTTTCTCGTGTTATGTTGTTAAATATTATTTATCTAAATTATATTAGCTATAGTATTCTGATAAGAAATCAGTAACATTAGCCTTAATGTATTCTTGTAATTTGCTTATCTCTATTTGCGACATAGCTACTTCTGAAATTTCCTGATTAAGATCTTCTGTTTCCATACCCTCGCCTAACATTGAATAGAGTTGTGGTGTTGGAATATTAAGATTGATTTGAATAGGAACGTTCACCACGTTTTTCTTGCTCATCTTTAATATCATTTTTCCGAGTACTGAAGGTTCTACTTCAATCGGATCTTTTGATACTATAGGCGGGGTCGTAATATTTGCTTTTTCTTTTTTTGATGAAAGTAGAGGGTTCGCTCCTGGAAAAGGTATTTCTCCATTAATGACCGGCTCTAGAAATTCTGATAGAACGGTCTTAAATATTCTCTGTCCGTTTGTAAAAATTACAAATTCACCATCCTCAGATTCAACATTAACTATACTCCCGAAGTTTTCTCCTTTTTTCCACTGATACTGTTTTAAATCACCTTGCACTTCTGTCATTTTAAATTATTTAATAGTTATACTAAAAAAATCTATTTTGTTTATTTTAAAGCACCTGCATGATCCTCTGCGAACTCTTCAATATAGTTTATTGATTCACTAGGGCCTATCACTGCGTCAGGGCTCGTTATGTATATTTTATAAAAGAAAGAGTCACCTAACTCGATTCTTTTTCTTTTTAAATCTTCTAATTTTGGTAGATATCTTTTATTGAATCCCATTCCACGTATTTACTTGTTTAACTTCAATTCCTGCGGTTTCTAAGAGATCAACTCCGCTCATATCTCTGTATTCTTCAGTATAATATACCATTTTAATCCCGGCTTGTATAATCAATTTAGCACATCCAAAACATGGACATGTTGTTGTGTATAGCTCAGCGCCAACGCAACTCATAGTCGATTTTGCAACTTTCATAATTGCATTTGATTCTGCGTGTAAAACTGCGGGGTTTGTTACATTACCATCTTCACATGTATTATCAAAGCCATGTGGCATACCATTATAACCGAATGAAATTACTTGATGATCTTTTACAATGACACACCCTACTTTACGTCTTTCTGCGTAACTAAGTTGAGCAAACTGATATGCGGTTTGCATGTATACTAATTCTATTGGTATTCTTGGCATATTATTATATTATAATATTTATACCAATTAGTCGGGTATTGTTTACAAAAAAAGCCCGGATTTCTCCAGGCTTTTAGTTTTATATTTAAAAAATGAATTACTCTACATGAGTAGCGTCGTCAGCTAATTCAGATTCTTTCATTTCATTAATTTTAGTAGTATATGATTCGATCATTGAATTACAAGCTGCTTCATATGCTTCAGTTGAATAATCTTCTTTCATTTCTTTAAGAGATCCAGCTGCTAATGTTGCAACTAACGCTGCGTTTTCAGCCATGTAAGATTCTACAGTGTGAGAGTCATGTGCGTCTTCTTCCCATACTTTAGCTTCGTTTTTACAAGATTCATAAACTTCTTTTAACATCGATGCTACTGCGATTGCAGCTGCAGGATTTTCGTTTACTTCTTCTTCAGATTCTTCCTCTTCTTCAACTTTAACTTCTTCAGATTCTTCAACCTTATAAGTTTTTCCGTCAAATTCAAATTCTTTATCTCCAGCTTCTTTGGCTTTTCTAACTGCGTCTCCAAAAGCATTACCTTCTTCAACTTCTTCAACTTCTTCTTCTTCAACCTTAACTTCTTTAGATTCTTCAACCTCTTCAGATTCTTCAACTTTAAAAGTTTCACCGTCAAATTCAAATTCAGTTTCACCAGCTTCTTTAGCTTTTCTAACTGCATCTCCAAAAGCATTACCTTCTTCAATTGCTTTAACTTTAACTGTAAATGTCTCTTCTGATTCTTCGATGTACTCTGCTAAGTCAGCATCGTCCCATCCATATTGAGAATCTGCTAATACTGTTTCAAGATCTTCTTTTTTCCCTGTTAGTTCAACTTCTGGAAATCCTGAAGGACCGTTTTGGTCGATAACTTCCATAGAAACTTTGTTTTTCTTAAGTAATTTTACAAGACCTTTTGATTTTGGGTCAACTGCATCCATTATAACAGAAGCTTCCTGAACTTCTAGATTGTTGATTTCTTCTTGATTGGCGGTAGCTTGCTTTTCAGCAACATACTGCTCAAACGATTTTAATTTAGCCATAATATAATTTATTTTATTGTTTTTTATTATTAATCTATATATCTATGAATTAAATGATAGTTTCTTTACCATCAATAATGTCCTGATAGTTAACTCGACCCTTAGATCTTTTAATTTGATCTTCATTTTCTTCTAAGTTTATTTTATAAATAGGTCTAATATACTCTTCATTTAAATACGTCTTGAACTCCTGTGTTAGTTGTTCTTTATAAAAATCCTCGTATACCGCAACATAAACTCTAGCCATTTTATCTGCTGCCATTCCTGAAGCTGAATTGATCTCAGCAACCCAACATTCACCAGATTTATCTACCATTAAATCAATTGACCAAAGCCCAAGCTTTAATTTTTCTCTAACAGTTTTGCAGATATCAGTTATTTTATCCATAAAATCTAATTTACTCACATCTTGATCGACGTATGTAAATTCAGTTTTTTCATCTGATTTTTTATCTTTAATTTCATTCTCAGTCGCTGATACTCTTTCATGAACTAATATTACAGTATCATTTACTAATAAAATTCTAAATTCAGTATCTAGATCTTTAGCTTCTGAATAGTTTTGAAATTCTCCTTTACTTTTTTCTAAGTCTTCATAAGAATCGAAAATCTCAATACCCATTCCGGAGTGTCCATCATCTGGTTTTGCAATTACAGGAAATTCTAAATCTTTTGTATCTTCTTTTTTATACACAGCCTTTGGTATAAAATCTGAATCTTGAAACATTTTATAAAAGTCAGTTTTATTACCAGCAATCTTCATAGCTTCTGGTACATTGTACATAACGTCCTCTGACATATTATACTTCTCTAAAAAATCTAAGCCTTCTTTTGTATTTCCACCATAATAAATAAGAGGTAGCTTTGAGTTGACTTCTAAATCCTTTCCATAATCTCCCTTTGCATAAAAAGCATTGTATAATTCTTTTAAACAAATTTCATTTACTTCGCCATATATACTGTTGTCTGTGCCGGTAAGGCCTCTTACCTTTTCTCCCGCCAATATAAAATTAACTTTTTTTAGATAATCTTTATTAGATTTTTCAAATAGAAATCTCTCGAATAGTTTGACTCTTTTCATGCTAGCTTCTTTATTTATACCTTATATATCTTAATTTTAAGATTCGTTGTTCCCGGTAGTATTCTATGAATAACCCCAGTTGGTATTTTTATATCTACACCAACTATCAGCGGAGTTGGTAATTCATTGTCATATTGAAATCTCCAGTCGGAATCTTCTAATACTTCAATAACCCTATCTTCAGGGTCGCTGTGCCATTTATATAAGTGTTCTGGATAACTTGGATCGAATGTTCTTATAATATAATCATCATACTGCTCTTCAACGAAGGGCTTGGTTTGATCATCTATGTTGGATATCAATTCCTCCATTGACATACTACCGCATTTACAAGATTTACATTTACAATCTTTATCTACCATGGCTGATCTGATTTTAAACCTAATTGTTTTCCAAAAAGAGTTGGTCCATAACATGCCCAGAATCCGGCTTTCATTGGATCCATCTTTGCGGCTTTATCACAACCGTGTCGAGCCCAAAAACTAGCAGATTTTCCAGGATCATCGTTTTTAACTGTAAGGTTTGGATCTCCCCATTCTACCTTTTTTGCTAATACGTTCCCTTCTTTGTCTTTTCTACCTCCGTCTCTATATACTATAAACTTCTTACCTCCACCTCGTTCTGGTGAATCTAATTTAACTTTAATTGTCTTTCCTCCGCGTGGAGTATAAAGAGCAGGCTTACCTACATCTAGATTTTTAGCCATCCAGCCTGAAGGTCCTTTTAGAACAATGTTGTTTTTGTCCCAGTATTCTTTAACCTCTTCAAATAGTTTAGAATAAGCATCGCTACCTAATCTAAAGAATGAATTAGTTAAATTTAAATCTTCTTCAATATGTGCCTTTAATTCTGGTGAAACCTTTTCCCAAGCTTCAAATGTTTTTATAAATTTCATATTTCTATTTTTCCATGTTATCGATTAGATCCTGTCGATCTAATTGTTTATAAACTTCCTTACGAACTTTTTCCATTTTCTCAGCGTACTTTGGATCGTCATTGCGATTAAATACAACTTGTTGAGTTAGTGAACCACTGATCTTCTTAACATCACCTTTACGAGTCTTTATTAACCATGCTGCTAAATCTTTAATACCTAAGTCTTTAAATCTACCCTCAGCTTCAGGTGCATCTGACTTGTTAAAATCGGGAGCTCCTGCTGGTTTTTTCTCTGTAATGAATTGTTCGAATAACTTTATAAATTTCACGTTAATCTTCTTTTGATTTAAATGGTAGCTTTTTATCGTGACCTCCGTCTCTAACTTCTTTAGCAACGTCTTTGTCAGCACCTCCCCAAGTTCCTTTTCCTTTTTCTAAGAATGCATTTATTCTAGCGTATCCCCATCCTTCTTGCGTCATACCTGGATGGTGTCCACCATTCCAAGCGTCCATTCCACGTCTCATTATGATTCTCAATAAGGGTACTGGTACTCCACTTTCTTTTGATTTGTTCTTGATTCCGGTTTCTACAGCCTTACCTTTAAGTGGTCCTCTATCTCCTTTAGCTTTTTCTGCTTCATTAACAGATTCTCCTAGAACTGGAGTATTATCATAACCGCATTCGTGACATATATAAGGTTCTTTTCCACCCTCATCTAATCTCCAAGACCAATCGCAGTTATTGCACGATACTGAATTTGCTGAAAATTCTTCAAATAATTTAACGTGTTTCATTTCCTTTTAATCTTTGTTTATACTTTATATATCAAGATAAAACTAAATCATTTAAATATTCTTTACGGTATTTGATTAGGGCTAGCTCTTTGGCTTTGACTTCTAGTTCGATATCAATATCCATATTGTATGTTTCTATTTTTTCGTATATGTAATCAGCATGTGCTCTTAATATAACAGATTCATCTTCGTGTAGCTTTTTTGAAGAAGAGTAGTGGCATAGTTGGCGAATACCTTTGGGCCAGGTTTTTGCACATAATTTTAACGCATCTTCCTCAGACATTGGATCTTCGTAACATCGGTGGTGGTGATAATCGAACGTGATAGGTATATTAGTCTTTTCGTAAATCTCATAAAGATCTTCTACGCCGTATTGAGCAGGCTTATCGTCATTTTCTAAAACTAATCGAGCCTGTGCGGAAGGGGATAAACGTTTAAAGTTATCAACGAACCTTTGCTTTGCAGCATCCTTGTCACCGTATGAACCACCTACGTGAATGTTCATAGAATATGTATGGTTTTGTGGTAATCCCATTGAGTCTAATATAAGTGCAGACTGATCTAATTCTCTGATAGCTGACGTAACAACTTTAGGGGTTGGGCTGGGTAAAACACAAAACTGACCAGGGTGAAAACCTACGCGTTGGCCGTATTTTTGAACAAGAGTACCTGCACCTTTGAGCAGATTAGATATTATTTGCCAATTAGGTAAATCAGTTAATTCATACTCACTCATCCAAGGAAACATAGAACTACTCATACGGTAAACATTAATACCTTGTTTGTGATTCCACTTTATAATCTCAATAAGATCTCGAACGTTTGCTTCAGCCAATTCTCCGGCGTATTTAATACCTTTAGCGGTGAATGTTCGTTTGATCATTGATCGACCGATTTTAATGTCGTGATCTTTTTGTAGTGTTAAATTAATGCAGCAATATCCGTAGTTTGCTTTTCCCATGTTTGTTATTTATATGTTATATAATAATTCTTTGATTTTGTTTATAAATCTTTCAGCGTCACATGCTTCATCCAGTGTAAACACGTCTAGATCTTGAAATAATAGGCCAGTGCATGTGTCTACACATATGATGTCACCGATAATTTCAGCCTTAACAACCTCATGAATTGTCATATCCTCTAGGTATATTATTTTAGAGGTGGCTAGAATTCTATCCATTCTTTGTTGGGTATTCATCATTTGTATGTGTGGTTTATTTAGCTACAATATAAACTATTAGCTTCAAATTCTTCTTCTTCGTTCCACGTGATAGTTTCACAAAATCCTGCAACAGCACGCCACATAGAGCTAAAGTAGCTTTCAAACATATATTTCTCAGCCTCTGCTAAGCTGATCATTTCAGCACCATCTATTGTGGTAATTGTTTCCATACTACTAGTACTTAATACATCCATTCCGTTCACATCGA